TAGTTGAACCATTACCACATCTCTTTGGTTATAAGTTATATTTTCCATAGTATATTATTTTTTAGTTTTTACAGTTTTTTGTGTGAAGGTATCATATAGTTCAACCTCCAAAGATTTACAAAGACCCGCAAGTGCGAAGTAAGTCTTGTTATCCAATTTAGAGTCACATATTTCCAATGAATCACTTTCAGTGTCCAATGTAACTTCTGTTCCATTCTTACAATACCATACGATTAAAGAATCTTGTGTTGTACCTACCTCTTCGTTAATCCATACAGAGATTTGTGATACCGCCCAAATAATGTTTTGATGTGTCATGTTTTTCAGTTTTGTTACACAAAGTAACGAAACATTTTTCATTTCACCAAAAAAAAGTTATTAACATTTCTTTTTCCTACCACCGACCCACCTATTTTTTCTCATTTTATCATCCATATTATCTTGTTGAGTCCCCCAATATAAATTTTCTACATGATTATTATGTGGATTATCATCTTTATGACAAACATAGGGTAAATTGTTAGGATTTGGTATGAATTCTCTTGCAACGAGGACATGAACACCTATTGTTTTTTTCAAATTATTTTTACATAATCTGATTTTCAAATATCTATCAATTCCTAATTTACGGATTTTTTCTTTTTTAGTTTTTCCGTTACCCAAACTTTTAATTCTTCCTAAATTACTAACCTCATAAAGGTTTTCATAACCTGTTATTTCTTTCCAAATTTCCATTGTTGATAATTTCATACAAAATTAAGAGAACTTTTTTAATCTACCAAAAAAAAACCCCCACTTGACGATGGGGGTGGATAGGGGTCATGGCATAAACACACCTATCACTTTATATGCAAAGGAAAATTATACTTTCTCGTTGATGGACTCCAATACGGTTTCAATACCATATACGGTTCTCTCAAACTCTTCTTTCATGTGTTCTACATGAATGTCGTACTGACCCTCACCAATGTTATTAACACCCCAATAAATTGGGATTGTGATAAAACCATTTAATCGTTCTTCAACATTTCTTTTGTTTGCTCTGAAAACTTGTTTGTCGTTGTAATAGTTACTCATAGTGTTTTTTTTTTACGAAGGTAAGAAATTTTATCTAATAATAGAAAAATTTATTCCTTCTTTAATTATTTTTTTTGTATAAAACTCTAATTCATTTTTTATTTTATCTTCATTAGATAATTTATTGAACCTCTTAACAGATTTATTTCTCCAATATTCTATTAGATTTTTTAATGAATATTTTTCTCTATTCTTTTCAGATAGTGGTTCATCGTTTAAGATATGTTCTTTAATGTTATCAAAACCCATTTTAGAAATATAGAATCTTTTTTGTTGTTTTGTTTCCATATTATTTTTTACATAATCAGTGAATGATTTTTTATCCTCATCTGAAAGATGTGATTTAATAATCTGAATAATTTTATCAAACTCTCTTTTTTTAGGTGAAGATTGTTTTGGGTTAGTTAAGTTTCCACCATACTCATCTTTACCATAATGTGTTTTCATTAAGTTTTTAATCGTGAAATAAATATCACTTGTTGGAAATAAAAGATTTTGTGATTGTGTCATACCAAGATTTACAATATAAGGTTCCAGTCCATCATACATGGATGAACTTTTACTGTTACCATAAAGTGATGTGGTTTCAAACAATAAAATATTTGTATTATATTTTTTATTAAACATTTCTCTCACTTCATTTGATTGACATATTAACGCTAACAATTTACCACCCAAGTAATTATATCCGAATGGTTGGACAGGTACGATTGTTTGACCGTTGTATATGTGTTTGTTAACCTTATCTAATTTAAGACTTTCACCGAAGAAATCATTTCTTGGTTTAATTGAAGATACAGGTGATGCCAACCTAATAAACCCCACATACTTGTTTGTATTAGTTTCCTTAACACCAATAACCATTCGTCTCCCAATTTGACTCTCAATAGGGAAGGTTGCAATATGGGTGGTATAATATGAAAAATCTTTTTCAGTTATTTCTTCTAACACAAAATCCATATCTGTTGGTGATATACTAAAATCAGAAAACAGGAAATCAGAATTAAATGTTTCATCCACTTTTTCGTATTTCTTTTTCAAGTAGTAATTTTCAACATTTACAGTTTCCCCATAAAAATCTTTTAGGAGAGATATGGTAGAATCAATCTCTTCGGGTGTTAATTTATTCTCATTCATGTTCGTTGAATTTATCTAATATAAACTTGTCAATTGATTCTAATCTATCACCAATTTCTTTACTGTATCCATTGATACAATAATCAACTAATACATTGGTAACTCCAACGATTTCTTTTAATTTAAGATTAACTCCTAATTTGTTTGTATAATCAAATACAAACTTTAATTGTGACTGTGTCACGATAATTTTTTGATTGTCTTGTGCCATGATTTTAATTTTTATTTTATGTCTGATAATAACTCTTCGTACGCGAGTTTTTCTTGTTCCTTTTGTAATAACCAAATTTGATAATCCATTTCTAAATCATCAGGATATTGTGATTCCTCTAATTCTAACTCAAAGATGTTGTCTAATAATTGTTTAATTTGTCCCATAGTATTTTCTTTTTTATAAATATACCTTAACCTACTTACGATGTCAATAGTTACAAAAAAAAAGTTTGATTTTTTAGGTCAAACTTTTAACTAAATAAAATGGGGACAGGTGGTAAAAAATAATAGATGGGATAATAATGGGTGCATAAACCTGCTAAAAACCAACCTGTCCCACTATTAAATATACACTTAATAGTATCTTGGTAAATATTAATTCGTTATTGGGCCACCTACCACCCATGCATCACAGGTACGACTTGCAGCACATTTGAAATCATACGCTTCACAATATCCGAGGTCACCTGCGTTGATTGAATCAAATGGGTCATTACCCACATCACCCAATCCTTGTGCGATACAATCTAAAATTTCTTTTGTTTGAATGAAAAAGGAACAATTCCCACAGAGAGCTTTCTTTGCTTCATCAGGGGTGGTGTTAAATTGATTTGCTTTTTTTTTCCAATAATCTTCGTTTGGAAGATTTGGGTCTAATGGGCCATAGTTCGCTTGGTCAATACACTTTTGTCTGTTTTCAATATTCAATGGAATATCAAGTGTAGATGGAGGACAACCTTCAGCCATTGAAACTGATACAGGTGCTCCGATAACTTGTGGATTACTACCACCTGATGGTTCAACTACAACGGATGCACTACATTCTTTGATTGCTTGTTCGTGACTTATACCTTCGTTCCTCATTCTTTTCTGAGCACACGCTTCAATGTTGGATTCCATATTCTCCATCGCAACAGGTTCAACAATCAATTCTGACATACACATTGTATATGCTTCTTTGTAATCTTTTCCTGATGCCTTGTATTTGGACATACAACCCTCAAATTTCACGTCAGGATGGTCTTCCGAACCAAACTCTTCAAGACGACTCCAATACTTGTAATAACTGTTAAAACCGTGCAAGCACTCGTTCATCCTATCCTTCATTCCAGGAAACTGTCCTTTCATCTTTGGATGTTGTGAACAACGTGTTAAATAGGTGCCACGCGATTCAGATTTTTTTGGCCTTAATACAAATATTTCTTCGGACATAGTTCTGTTCTCAATTTTTTTTTGACAAATGGCGTATGCCTGTTCTCTTGTATACTCGTTAGATAATTTTTTAATACAGCGAGATAAAAACTCATCAGTCTTCTCGCCTTTTTCTGGTGTTGGAATTGGCATATTAATATTGGAGGGTTAAAAGATATAATGTGTGATTCACGTGGCCTAAAATTTCATCTCTCATATTTAATAAGTCTGTGTCTTTGATTGGGTCTAAAACTTGTGTAAGTTGATATAAAAAATCTTTGAATTGAGATAAATAAACTTTGATGTCCAATGTCTTCGGATTGTCAAACTCAATTGAGAATGTCTCACCAAATTCAGGTCTACCATATTCAGGCTTGCCTATCATCGTTTCTACGAACTCGTCAATATGTTCATCAAGTTGTCCGTACAACTCACCTAATGCACGATGGATTGCGTCTCCCATTGTTTGCCAATGGTTGAATCTAATCTGTGCTTGACAGTGAACAAAATGTAATATTATTTCTTCTTTCATAATTAAATTGATTTACCGTATTTCAACTCTTTGTTTTCTCTATACAAGTCATCCATCTTTGTTTCCAATTGTTGGATTTTAATATTCAATGACTCAATTTCTTCTTTTAGATTTTTTACCAACTCAGCATAAATGTTAATTGATAATTCCAAATTACGAAGTATTTGGTTGTCACTTTCTGCGTTCATCTTTCTACGACCAACAAAAAAAGATGCAGTCGCAGTCATCACATTTGATATCAATAATAATAATTCGTTACTCATTACCAACATCCTCCTGTTACACACGCATATTCAGGGCCTGCGTAATAACCGATGCCACTACGAGCCCAACCTGCATACATTGCACCGTTATCTCCATGACCATTTGGTAAATGAATATTCATATTGTAATTCTTTGTCAAATGCGGGAAGAGTCCTTGGCTGCTCGTATAATTGAAACATAAAGGATAGAACTGTGAATTAAAAATAATTTCTTGTCTCATTCTTTCTTGGAAAAATTGAGATGTGGAATCAGCTCTCGCTTGTTGCCATTCCATTTCTTTAACACTAACAGAATTTTCTTGATTAACAATTCCATTATTACGTATTCTCATCCATATACTTGGCAATGCCAATTTGTATGAATCCCATATAAGTAACGGCTTACAAAAGTAGTTTAAGAAATTATAGTTTGTCGTATCAGCACTGATAGAACCATCAACAATTTGTTGTAATAATTGAACGTAATAAGGCCTGCCGATGATATATTCCAGCGTAAGTTGTTGACTTAATGATACGAATGGTAATAGCACTGAACTTGTAACGTTGGGGTCTATGTCGCTGAACGATTTTAAAACGTTCTCCGATATCATCAGTACATTTTGAGGTACGATTGCTTGACTCATTTTATATTATTGTTTCTTTTGTTTTATCTGTAACATCTTTATTTACGTTCACTGTTTCAACAGGTGCTGCATCAGGGATTGTAACCATTCTAAATGGAACAACTTCCAATTCAGTTGGAACTTTATCACGAAGAGTTAATAATTTTTCAAATACTTTTTTTAATTCATTAACGACAGGCGCCACGACCAAGTGGTCAAAGTGGTCTTGCTTTTCAAGGAAGTCACTCGTGCCCAAAGAACCAGGTGTCATAATACCAATTAACTCGGGGTTGATTTGATGTGATGATAAGATAGCTTGCTGAACAGCAGAATTCATTTCAATCCACATCTTATCGCTGCCATTCGGTTGAATGGTTGTAATCTCGGGTGCTTCCTCTTTGCTGTTCGCGAAGGTTAGCATGAGCTTGCCTGGATTATTGGAACTTGAATACTTGGCAGATAAGGTTTCAAATATCTGTTGACGCTCTTCGGGTGCTGGCACACCAGAATTTAGGCTGACAAAAAGGCTGGGATTAAGGCCGTTAATTATGTTTGAATGCCACCAATTATAGACCTCTACCTCGGTCGCAATAGCTGTAGCAGAATTCCAGTATGAAGGCATTGAATAATACTCCTGACCTGGCGTGTGAGGTACGTACATGAAGACCTGCGAAGGTTCATCTGATATTACATTAAATGATGGTAATTTTCTTGGTGGAAATTTACGATAGAGTGCCCACTCTGAACAATAATAATAATTGTTTACATGGTCATTGATGTCACTTCTCTCTGCACGTAACTTTGATGTATCCATCGGATAAATTTCAAACCCTTGGTCGCGGTCGCGACGCCACACTATATTGAGTGCGAATTGCCCGTACAAAATGAAGTCAAGACATGCCTTATTCCAAATATCATAAATTGAGTCTCCAAGTGAGTTTGCCATTTGAAGTCTTCCATTGTCACCACCTTTAATAATTAAATCTTCACCACGAACTCCAAGATGTTTTGAACGGACACAAG